GGGACTCCCGTCACTGTCTGCTCCTTACGGAGTGCAGGGGTTTTTCCCCGATACGACTTATCACCGTATCGACAGTCACGATGTGCCCTCGAGCGATCCGCTCGAGGGGGGCTCACATCGTGTTAATGGACGACGGTATCGCATCCGTCGACCTCTGGTCTCTTCAGATGTCATACGACTACTACAAGCTAGTCAGGTCCGAGTCCTGGTACGACGGCGGGTTTCGGGGAGCCACCGAAAGGTGGTGGAACCGTAGCCCGTCGAAGCCCTGGGTCGAGGCTCTGGCTTTCCAGTTGCAGTCTACTTACATCACATCTTCATATACATCGGAGGAGGTTTTTCATCCTTCGCCGGTGCCTATGTCTCGTCTAAACAACGATACCATACGCAATCAAGCGTATGAGAAGATGATGTCTGAGATCGGTTCGCCTTCATCGTGGGGGACGAATCTTGCTGAGGCTCACCAGTCGGTGAGCACCATCGAGAAACGTCTCCAGCAGCTTGGCTTTTTTGCTAAGCAGCTCCGTCAGAAGAACTTCTACGGCGCGGCTGAGGCACTTGGCTACTTTGGCCAGCCAGCCAAAGTTTCTAACCGAAAGGCATTCGCGGATAATTTCCTCGAATATCACTTCGGCTGGGAACCTGCCATTAAGGACATCTATGATGCCCTCCAGACCTTGTCTAAAGCTGACTTTGGCTCTAAAAAAGTCAAGGGCAGCTCACATGGTCTGGTTGACGTTATGGATCGCGAGGACTACGGTCCTGGCCAGTTCACTGTCGATCATTTGCGCTCTACACTTCGGTATAAAACCGGATGTATAGTTCAAATCAGCAATGAATCTGCGTTCCTTGCGAGTCAGCTGGGTTTGGTTAACCCTGCTACTGTCGCCTGGGATCTGATCCCCTACTCGTTTGTAGTGGGTTGGTTCGTCAACGTTGATCAGGTTCTCCAAGCTATGACCGGCTTTGTCGGTCTAAACTTGTGGGGTGCCTATTCGACCGAATCTCAGGAATCGACTTTCACGAGAGACTCCGCTTCATATAAGGTGGAAGACGGTAACGTCGTCCCCGTAACTAGCGGTTTTACCCAGAGCTACTTCCTTCTGAACCGTGAGCCCGGTATTGCCGGGCCCACGCTCGTTTTGAAGCCGTTCAAGGGGTTCTCCGTGGTCAGAGGCCTTACAGCGATTTCATTGCTGTTACAAAAACTCTGAGTTCGACACGCGCCATGACGATAGCGCGGGGCTGTCTGTCCCTTACAGACGACGTCCAAGCGTAGCACGCCTCTGGATATTCACCCAAGGTTTCATACCTCCATGACCGCTGCAACGAATTACAGCATCAAGAAGTACGACAACGCGACGTCCATCGTGTACACGAACGTCAAGGGCTCGGGGGGTGACGGCGACGCCGCCCTCTGGAGATCCGATACCGTGGCAGGGCCCGTGGGTCAACACCCGTGGTTTTCCCTGACCTCGAAATGGAATGGTGACAAAACTGCTCGTCGTATTGACGTGGCTTTTGCGTACCCTTCCGTGTACACCGAGACCAACACTTCGCTTCAGAAGGTGATCGGCGTAGTCCCCATGTCGTTTTCGATCGTCGTGCCGCAAGGCATCGTGATCGCAGACATTCAGGAGGCTAGCGCCCAGGCGGTGCATCTGCTGTCGGATCCCCAAACGATCGCTCAGATCGTTGCGGGCTTCGCGGCGACGTAACTGACTGCCGCACCTCTCTTGAGGTGCACGAACCTAGAAGTACGATCTTCCTTTCATTCGCCTGTTCTGGCAAGAGGTTAAGATGAAGTGTTCTTTCCTACCCGATTCCGTGGAGGAAGCTGTCGCTCGTATTCTCGAGGACATCGGCAGCTCCCGCGCCCTAACAGTAGCAATACTGCTGAGGTACGGTGAGTATGATCAACTCTCTGCGTTGGAGATTGATCCGCGGCACTACCTCACCGGCGAATCGTACTGGCGGGATGCCAGCGCGACAAGCCTTTTGTCGAAACTACAGGAACTCCCGACGACTGTCGACCGTAAGGCCGCAGCTGAAGAGACTTTCCGTAGTTGTGAGCGTGAGTGCTTTGCGTCTAACGTGCGGCTATATGGCCTTACCGAGGGGTCTTCTGACCCGCGGTATCAAGGCAAGTTGGGCGATTATCTCAATCGCGCAAAGAAACTTATAGCCGACATCTTGGGACCGTGTCCCGACCTCGTGATAGGTCGGTTTGGTCCTGGCGCAACATTTGCCGATAGGGGACGTCTCACGACGATCCCTGATAAGATGACCTCTGTACCCACGTTTACGCATGACGCTTGGCCGTTCCTAGTTCCTTGGACCGGCACGCTATGGGCGAAAGCCTGTGCGTCGTCATGTAAGGTACCTTCGTCGATCCCTGGAAACCGCTTTTCAACGGTCCCTAAAGACTGTCGGAAGGATCGGGGGATAGCGATCGAACCGTCCATAAACCTATTTTATCAATTGGGGTATGGACGTGTTATTCGATCCAGACTGAGGCGTTGGGGAATCCACCTCAGCGAGGGGCAAGACATTCATAGGCGGATCGCCCGTGAAGCCAGCACCACTGGTCGCCTTGCAACCCTAGACCTTAAAAACGCTAGCGATACCATTTGTAGGAACCTCGTAAAACTCCTACTCCCGCCCTCGTGGTTTGCCGTGCTTGACGCACTGCGCTCCAAGAAGACTCTGTTTCGAGGGGATTGGCACCTCCTCGAGAAGTTTTCATCGATGGGTAATGGTTTCACCTTTGAGCTCGAATCGCTGATTTTCTTAGCGATTTGTGCTTCCGTCCGTGAGGACGGACCAGGGCTCATTGGCACACAGTTCCTCGCTTTTGGCGACGACCTGATTGTTCCAACTGAGTCCGCAAAGGATGTGATCGCAGCATTGAGCTTCTTTGGGCTTAAGACGAATCCTCGTAAGAGTTTTGTCGATGGTCCTTTCAGAGAAAGTTGTGGTGGCGATTATTTCGATGGTGTTGACGTACGTCCACACTACTTGAAGTTATCGCCTCAGGAGCCGCAACAGCTCATTTCCCTAATGAACGGCCTGCGTCGTCGAGCTGATAACTTGGCGCGCTGGGTGTTCTTTCACCGTGGATGGCTTAGCCTATTGAACGGGTTACCCGTTCAAATCAGGCGTCTCCGTGGGCCAGAGGCCCTTGGTGACATTGTCATCCACGATGATCAGGAAAGATGGCAGACACGCCATCGCTGTGGTATCCGGTACGTCCGGGTCTATCGTCCGGCCAGGTTCCGAAAGGTTCCCTGGTCGCACTTTCGGCCCGATGTACTGCTAGCATCCGCCGTCTATGGCGTGCCGGAGGGTGACGGGGGAATTATCCCCCGCGATTCTGTGGCAGGCTATAAAATCGGCTGGGTAGCCTTCTCTTGAAGGTCTGACTAGTCAGCATTGCCGGTACGTCCGGTGGGTAGGTCTTTTTGACCTTGTCAATTGGAGATAAGTGCGGTGCTTATCTCCACCCAAAAAAAA